ATGGAAAGGACAATTAAGTAAAGAAATTGTTATCAATAGAATCAGAAAACGAATGACAGATGTAGATAAAAAGTTTGAACCTAAACTTGATATTTGGGATGCTATTGGAATCGGACTATGGGCATTAGACAAATTTTAAAGAGGATTTCTATGGCAAAAGAGATAACTAAACGCTGGTGTGAGAAATGCGGTAAAGACACCAAACACTCTCATAATGTCTATGGATGGGTAGTTTGTGACATTTGTCAATTTATAGGAACATTTGTATCTCCTGATGGAAAATCAATTGAATATAAGAAGTCAACAAAAAATATAGACGCAAAAGACTAATATGACTGCAAAAAATTTGACTATTAAACATGTTGGCAAACCTCTTATAGAGGTTTTGGTGGATAAAGAAAAATTCTATGATCCTGAACGAGATGGGGTAACGTTTTCTTTGTTATCAACATTTCTTGATTGTCGTGAAAAAGCTCGATTTTATCTTCAAGGATGGACACCGACTTATGCATCGATGGCTTTAACATTTGGAAGTATTGTCCACAAAATAGATGAATGGGTGAGAGACGATATTCGGAAAGATAAATTAACGGAACCTCCTTCGACTGAACATATTAAGAAATTAATTAAAAAGGTAGAAAAACTCTGGCACAAAGAGAATCCACGGGCAGGGCTGCGTGAACTTGAATATTTGGAATTAAGTCTCCTTTTATCAGAGGGAGTATTACCGCAATACTTTAAATATTGGTACAAAGATTATTCAGATTTGAAATGGGAAAAAGTTGAAGGCATATTTAAAGTTCCTTTTACAGTTACGGACAGAAGAGGGACGAAGCATAAAACGTTTTTAAGAGGAAAAATTGATGGCTCATTTAAACTGAAGAATTCAGGGACATGGTTATTTGAAACAAAGACTAAGTCACGCATTGATGAAGAAATCTTATCAGATATTTTACCATTTGAAATGCAAGCGAATATTTATCTCTCGGTTTTAAAGCGTCTTGATAAAAAGAATCCTTCAGGATTACTGTATAATATTATTCGTCGCCCTAATCTTCGTCAAAGAAAAAATGAACCGATTGCAGCATTTGCTAAACGCATATCCGATGATGTAGCGGAACGACCGGATTGGTACTTTGTTCGGATGGAAATGTCTGTCAGTGCAGATGAAATTGATCGATTTGAACTGGGTTTAGAGGATTTGGTATCTGATTTTCTGTTATGGTGGGCTGGCGAATCTGGTCATTATAAAAATACCGGACACTGTCAAAATAAATTCGGTCTTTGTCCATTTGTAGGATTATGTCTACGTGGAGAAAAAACCCATTACTTTCAACGAGAGACCGTTTTCAGAGAATTACAGGAGTGGTAATGAGCGTAATTATAATTGGAGGAGGAATTTCTGGACAACTGGTACAATTTTGTGTACCAGAAGCTGAAATATTGGATTGGGGAAGAGTTCCAAAACGACGATTAGGATCTTTAACTCGAATGTTTGGGGCGAATTATCTTTGGGAAAAATTGCCAAATATTCCATGTACTGAATTCAGTGTGGTAACGCACGTAGACGGTCAAGAGGCTACTCATGAATCGATCAGACGTTATAAGGAAAAAATCGGAAAAACTTTTGATCAACTTCACTGGGACTCTCAATTCAGACCGTTGATGGTAGGCTATGATATCACATCTTTACCTAAACCAAGAATACGATATGAGTCTCGTGTAAAAGAAGTTTTTGTAAAAGATAAATATCTACTTCTCGTAACAGGTGAAATCATATCCTACGACACATTAATCAGTACCATTCCTCTCTATGCACTGATGGAAATGTGCCATATCAAATGTGAAAAACCTTTTCAGTATCGACCGATTTTTGTACGAATTGAAGACCGTCCTCTTGAAGCTCCATATCCCCTTGAAACGTGGTATGTGAATTATTTATCTGATCCAGACATTACTCCGTATCGATATACAGATCGAAACGGAGAACGTCATTATGAAGGATTAACGAGTATGGGAAAAATTCCTACTCGAAAAATTACTCCCGGTAAAATCTATCCTAACCCTGGAATTGAAATCACACTGGAATTATTGAGAGAAAATAATATCTATTGTTTCGGTCGATTTGCAAACTGGAATCCAGAAGAGCTGTTACATGACACATTCAAAGATATCAATAATTGGGCATCTTCAAGACAGTAATATGGCGATATGCCCTCTATGTAAAGAAAATGGATTATTAATAGAACGCATCCCTGGATTGACTCCCATTGGGGATAAAAAACTGACTTCATTTTTTTGCAATGTCTGTGGACATTCATGGAAAGTATTAGAATCAGTTAAATGAATATTAAAGATTTATGGTCAGAACAATCGGATTTCAATAAATCATTCAGGTCTCTTCCAGAATCATTTGAAGAACGATCTGATCTAACAAAACATATGGTGCTATGCATCATGTCAGAATTGGATGAAATCCTGCGGACGGTTCATTGGAAGAGCCATCGAAAAACTCATATACGTCCAAATCCTCAACAGACGTTATCTGAATGTATTGATGTGTTTAAGTATTTAATAACTATTGTTCAAGCGTGGGGATTTTCTGAAGAAGATTTTTTCAATGCTTTCTGGAAAAAATCAATGGTGGTTCGTCAGCGTTATTCAGAAGAGTGGATTAAATCTATTGAAGGGCCTACGGCTGTCATTGATATCGATGGAGTGTTATGTGATTGGGAAAAAGGATTTTTAGATTGGTTGTGGAATCATAGACCTGATCTACGGGACATTATTAAATCATTTCGTCTTCGTGAGCTGCCGGAACGTCCCAAACTATTTAAAATAAATCGATCACAATTTAATCTTAATACTGAAGATTGGCAGGAACTGAAACATGAATTCCGAATCAGTGGATATAAAGAATATATGCCTGTTTACAGGGATGCACAAGATTTTTTACGAAAATTAAGACAACAATCTATTACATCGGTATTAATGACAAGTCGCCCCATAGATCGTTATCCCAATCTGTATGCAGATACGATTACGTGGTTGAAGAGGAAAAATCTTGAATACGACATTGTGTGGTGGTCTTATGATAAAGCAGATCGCATTGTGAATGAATTACCTCATACTTTATTTGCAGTCGATGATGATCCTGATTATGTAAGCAAATTGTCACAATCCGGTATTACTACATACTGGTTACAGCGAAGGGAGAAGATTAAATTACCTGACATTGATAACGAATGTTCTGCTCCAATAAAAATTATTAACAGTCTTTCAGATATTCAATTAGGAGAAAAATAATGTCCGACTACGCCGATGCAGGACACCGGCCTCATGGAATACATAAGGGTGAAGAACCTGATATTTCCATACCCTATGCCCCAGACGATATCAAAGTAACGTTGGATACATGGGGGCCTAAAGAGAATATATTTTCTACTCTCTATAATCAACTCCAATCTAATTGGGGAGACCATCCTTCACGTGTAGCAGATGATCAAGATTTATCTACGGAACAAATTAAATATGTTGAAACTTGTTTCGCTGGTAAAACTCTGCAACAAGCATTAGAATTAATTACCTTTGCGTTTACAGTCGATGGAATTACTCGTGCTTGCACCCATCAATTAGTTCGTACTCGAATCGGGGCTGCCGTGATGCAACACGGAGGTCGAGACAATGACTGGCGACACCGAAAATGGACGTTGCCAGAAACCATTCGACGAGCATGTGTTCGCACTCACGCCACAGGTAGCATTACGGAAGAAGATTTATCACCAGAAGAAAAACCGTGGAAAACCTGTGTCAGTGATTGGGAACCTTTAAAACGGCATATAGCCCACACCAGAAAACTGACATTAATGTCATCGCTTCGAGATCATTTAACCGAGGGACAAGATTTATATGCTGCTTTGGTAGATGCAGGAATTCCGTGGCAAGATGCGCGAAGAGTCCTTCCAATTGGAACACAAACCTATCTTCACATCTCTTATTCCTATCCTGCGTTACGGGGAGTACTGGCTAACCGTTTGGAACATGTCATGGACTGGGAAATCAATTGCGTTGCCCAGCTAATGCTTCGTGAAATTAAAATGAAATGTCCTCTTTTATTTTCTAAATATTTGGGGTCACACAGCGACCGCGCACAACGAGCCGTATTTTCTCAATTGGAATCATGGCCTCCAGATTTGAAATGGCCTGATACGACGAAACCTTCTGATCCGATTAAACGAACTCATCGACGTTTGCAGAATCCGTTTTGGGTGTTGTCTCCCTCCAGTATGGAAGGAAAAAAGATTCAATGGATACGAACTAATGGATATTACCCTGATGAATTAAAACCAAAGGTAGATGTCTAAAAAAGAGGTGATTTGGAATGTTGATCCATTATCTGATAGAATCTGGTGTCAAACTCATTTTACCCATGTAGATGAATGTGCGTGTCCAGATGATTTAGAAATAGAGGTCAAACCGTGGTTATGGCCTTATGGGGTAGAAGAAGAACGTGAATTGAATAGTGTACCTGGATCATTAATAACGGGACACAGTTCCCGAACTGTAAAAGGAGTAATGATGGCTGCTGTTGTAAGAAAACAAAGACCCGAAGGAGGAAAGAGTATTTCCAATAATCCAAAGCGATCATTGGAGGAATTTGAACTTCCGGTAAAAAAATCAAAACCCAAAACTTCAATTGGAGATTACATTATCCTTTTGTTTGGGGAAAAGAAAATCGGAAAAACCATGTTATCAGCCCAGTTCCCTGATGCCTATCACATTATGTGGGAACCAGGGGGAAAGGCATTAGAAATTTATCAATCAGAGTTTTCCGATTGGGGAAAATTTAAAAAGGCTATTACAAAACTTCGATCTGATGATCGATTCAATACTGTTGTTATCGATACTGTGGATTTGGCGTTTAAAGCAGCTGATGCTTATGCATGTTCCAAACTTGCTATCGATGATGCCGCAGATGAAGAATGGGGAAAAGGATGGCGAGCCATTCGACGAGAATTTGAACGTCAGATTCATCGATTAATTTCTGCTGGAAAAGGCATTATTTTTATTTCCCACGCTATGGAACGGGAAATAAAAACTCGCCGTGGTTCCAGCAGCCACCGTGTTGTCAGTACGATGCCTCGTCAGGCGGCAGAAATTATTGAAGGGTTGGTTGATATCTGGGCATGTTTCACCTATGACGGTGACAAACGAGTATTAGTCATTGGTGGGGATGAAGACGTATCGGCTGGTCATCGTCTGGATAATCGATTCCGGTGGAAAGGCGAATCAATTAAAAAGATTCCAATGGGATTGTCGGCAGAAGAAGGATACGAAAATTTTGTCGATGCTTTTGAAAATAACTTCAATCCCAATGGAGATAAAAAACCAGTAATTAAGAAAGGATTAAAGAGGCGATCATGAAGTTGCATCCCAAATATGCTGTCATGATTCCTTCGAAAGGAAGAGCGGATCGCATTGCAAAAGGATTTCGCAAGATGCCATTCCTTAATGCCTCGAATGTCTATGTTGGAATCGAACATCGAGAGATGGTTGAGTACAGATCGTTTTGTGAAGAACATCCTCTTGTTCATTATGTTTTCTACCATAATCCTGAAGGATCAGTTTCATTTGCACGACAGCAATTAAAATGTGAAGCGGAAATGAACCCTAATTATCAGCGATATGTTTTTACTGATGATAATGCTATTTTCACATACGATTCACTTATAATGCTTTTAAGGGCGCATAAAGCTTACAGGAAACCATGTGTCATGGCTGGCGCACATGCAACGTCTCCTCATTTTGATCGTAATAGACGTAAATTAATGGAAACCATAGGAGGGTATAAATCTTATCCACAACCTGGAATGATGTTTTATTGTGTAGCCCGATCTTTATGTGATGACTATGTTTTTCCCCATGATACATTTGGATTGGATGATCGCCATTTTTATCTATGGTTGATGGATCAGGGAGTACGAGATTTTCGTATTTGTCCTGACGCCCCGTTTACTAAATCACGATATCAAGAAGGAGGACAAGGTTCAATTGAAGAACGCATGATGAAATGCGGAAGAGCAATTGAGAAAATAGCACGAGACTATCCCAGATGGGCAGGTTCCACCGGAACCCTGCGTCTACCTTGGCAATCGATTTTCGACACATTGTCAGGGAAAACTCTTGATCGACTCGCTGGTGGGGCGATGCGATCTGAAACTAAACTATCTCAAACGGAGAATACTGATGGATAATGCATTAAAGAAAAAATTAAAGGTAGCACAAGATAACTGGCAATCGGCACGGGAACGGGCAAAAGAGAGTACAGGATTTACCGAAGTTCCTGATGGTCGATATCTTGCTAATTTGACAAATGCTGTAATCGGAGAATCACGATCCTCTGGTCGCCTCCAAATTCAATGGACATGGACAGTCAGTGATGGAGAATTTGAAGGTGATACAAAGTTAGATTTCGATGGATTAGAGACTGAAGATAATTTAGTTTTTCTCGGTCGAAAATTGTCTCGATTCGGATATGAATTGCCAGAGGATATTACCGCAATCGCAGACATTCTTGAAGAATTAATTGAAAAACGTCCGTTGGCTCGCATTCGATTGAAAACTAAAGGCGAATTCCAAAACGTCTATGTTGATAAATTGATGAAATCAGCCGATGCCGAAGAAGATGATAAAGTTCCATTCGATGATGAAGATTCTGAAGAAGAAGCTGATGATGGAACAGGCGATGAAGTCGAAGATTCTGACGAAGAATCTGACGATGATAGCGAAAGCGATGAACAACCAGTCGAAGTTGGAATGCGAGTTATTGCATCCACAAAAAAAGGTGACGCTGCTGGAGAAATCACCGAAGTCATCGAAGATGAAGGTAAAGTACGTGTTCGATTAGATGAAGGTCGAACCGTCAAAATCAGTGTCGAAAAGTTAGAAGCTGAACCTGTTCAGCAACCTCCGAAAAAAGCTCGTCAATCCTCAAAGAAACGTTCCTAAGGAACTTTAAATGGGTGGGGGGTGTTGCGGTATATCCCCCACCCTGTTTGTCGCTTAGAATGGGCGTCAGACGGTTATAGATTGTCTTTTATACGGGGGATCGCATATGGTGATCCATTCAATACGGCAAGGATATATAGCAACCCATGACTGATGATAAAAAATCTGATGAATTTACGGAAGACCACCTGAAAACATCCGCAGAAAAAGTCCAAAACGTTTTAACGGTTCTTGAAATGGAAATAAAAATTCAAGAAATTTCAGAGGGATTGATGTTAGCTGGATTGGCTCGATATATCGGATTAAAAATCAAGCAAGCCACCGTAGCGTTAGGCCCAGATGTAACACAAAAACATATAGATGGTTTTTGTCAAATTATAGCCCAACACGCTAAATATGAAGGTGAGGATAATGAACGTTGAAGATCAATTAATGCATAATGAGAAATTTTTTCAAAATTGTATAGATTTGATGAAACCGAAAGCAAAAGATTATGCTACGGATGGAGTAGTTTTTGTAGAGTTATTAAGACAAGCGCATGAGGTAAAAGTTTCGGGACAAACCGTTCTTTGGATTTTACTTAGAAAACATATCACAGCAATTCGAGAATTTTTAATTAATGAAAAAGTAGAATCTGAATCTATCGATTCTCGGTTGATGGATGTAGCGAATCAAATCGCATTAATTCATTTATTAATTAATAACTATAAAAATGTCTGTGTCGATATTGTTGATTATGTTTTGAGTAATGAAGAATGCGCTCAACCCAGCGTCGAAGGGTCTTGCATTATGCAGAAAAGAGAGGATAAATGTGACCGATGCGAATTCCTAAAATGGCTGACCGATCAACACGGAAACTTGGACTCACTGGAAACATCATCGCAGTCGACTCCGAAACAACTGGACTTTTCCCCTGGGTTGTCAGAAACGTAGAAATAAATTTTGGTACAGAACGAAAACCTGACGCTGAATATCGAGACGTTCATCCTGCTCGCGCATTTGCATGGTCATTCTGTGACACAGAAGGAAATACTGCTTATCTACGACATGAAGTAAATCCCGTTAATCGAGAAATTGTATACAACGAAAAGAATCATAAACTGATTCGACAATTCTGGGCAGATAAAACTATAACTAAAGTAGGCCACAATATCGGATTCGATGTTTTGATGGCTCGTATGGCAGGATATGAGATTCAAGGCCCTATCATCGATACCTTGGTGTTGGCTCATATTGTGTCAGCAGGTGCGGAGATAACCTATGCATTAAAACCGCTGTGCAAGAAATGGTTTAAGTTCGATGATAGTGATAAAAAAGATTTACAAAAATCCGTAGCATCAGGTCGCCGTGAAGCCAAGAAAAATCGTTGGGCATTCGGCAACCACACAATTGCAGGACGTACGCCAGCCGAAGCAGATTATTGGTTGGGGGATGAAGACCTGTGTAAGAAATATGCCATACAAGATGCTGAACGAACGATGTTACTGTATCATTTGCTGTGGCCGAAATTAATGGAGGATAAAGGATTACAAGATGTATTCAATCGTGAGATGAAATTATTTCACGTTGTTGCTCGAATGCAATCAAGAGGAATGCGTGTCTATAAACGTCGATTCAATCAGTTACGGAAATTCTATCTTGATTACATTGATGAGCAAAATGTAATCGCCAATCAAAATGGAGGAGAGGGAGTTAATTTAGGCAGCCCAATACAACTGTGTAAAATATTCTATGATGACCGGAAATTAACTCCCATGTATACGGAAAAAGGAAACTATTCTCTCCCAGGAACTCATTTAACGGAACTCGCCAAAACGGATAAATTGGCTGAAGCCGTACTGGAACTACGAACGGCAAAAGGCATGGTATCGTTAATTGATTCCTATGAACGATATTGGTTTGAGGAATCTCCTGACGTTTGGGTAGTCCGTCCTACGTGGAGACAATTAGCAGCCAAGACAGGACGATTATCCAGTTCTGATCCCAGTGTTATGAACGTAGCGGATGCAGAAACGGGATTACGGAAATCTCGAGTTCGTATGCGTCCACGAGAAGCCTTTGGCCCTCGGCCTGGGCATATATTATATTTTCCAGATTTTAAACAAATGGAGGTGTGGGTATTTGCATCATTGGCAAAAGAAAAATCTATGATGAAAGCTTTATTGTCGGGAAAAGATTATCACGGCGAAATTTCACGAAGCGTATTTGGAAAACGACCAGATTATCAAGAACAATTTGAATACTATAGAAAATGCGCCAAACTATTGATGTTTTGTAAATTGTATGGAGGGGGTGTTAAACGAATTGCAAAACTGTTATTTAGAGACAAACGGTTTTTAACTGAGGAAGATAAAAGACGATCACCGGAAGCCTTAGCGAAAGAGTTTCTGGATGACTATGAAAGCGAATTACCTGGTGTTCGGACATTCGCAGAAGAAATGACACGTAAAGCTGACCGTGACGGATTTATCAGAAATCCATTTGGACGCTTATACCATTTTGATGAAGGTCATGGTTATAAATCAGTAAATTATTTAATTCAAGGTACATCGGCAGAGATTATGAAAAATGCGATGATTGCTGTAGATAAAGAAATTTGTCAAAGAGACTGGCCTGGGATTCATATGATTTTAAGTGTTCACGATGAAATTGTGTTGGAGGTTCCTTATGGATATCATTCCATAGAATTAATGGATCAAATCGTAGACTGTATGCAACGGGACAGCGACATTTTAGAAATGCCGATCCCGTTCCCTATTGATATGGCTGTTTCATCGACTAGTTGGAGCGAAGAGACTAAAATAAATCTTTCATAGAAAGAGGATGACATGAAAAAACTGAGGGTCTTTGAAACCCACGGTGTCATCTTCAGCGGTACGCGAGGCGATGAACACTATGGGTTATGTCCCTTTACTGGAAAAGAGGAAAAATTCTATGTTAATGACCAAACTATGTTATGGGATTCAAAAACAGCAGGAGTAGGTGGAAACATTTCAAAGTTTTTACATTTAATTTCAAAGCAAAATGTCGATCAATTGACAGCCCTTATCAATCGTCGGCTGTCATCACATAGAAATTTACCGACCGAAGCTTTTAAATCATGGCACACAGGATGGGACGGACAACGCTATACTTGGCCGGTACGGGATATCAAAGGCGTTGTGCAAGATATCCGACACTATCGATTGAACAAATCGATGATGTCTACGGCTGGATGTGCGACTGGATTAATGGGAGCCGAATGGCTTTCCAAAAAACCTAAAGACCCTGTCTATCTATGCGAAGGCGAATGGGATGCCATTGCTCTTCGATGGTTAATCAAAAAACTTAATCGACCTGGTGTAGTTATTTGTGTTCCAGGAGTCGGGACATTTAAACAAGAATGGGTTCCTTGGTTTAATGGTCGGACGGTTCATGTACTGTATGATTCTGATGAAGCTGGAGAGAATGGGGACGTATTAATTCAGAAGAGATTAAATGGGGTTGCGAAAAAAATTACATATACCCACTGGCCCAGTTCAGTAGATCGAGGATTCGATGTTCGAGATTGGATTATCTACGGGGCGGTAGATCGAGATACTGCGACTGAATGTTTTGCTGCTTTAATAAAATTATTTGAAACCAAACCTCGGAAACGAATGCCTCCGGCATCGGGTGAAGATGATGCTCAAGAACAAGAGGAAGAACGACCATCCGAATGGAGCCGACCGCCAACGTTAGATGAATTACGTGAAGTATTTTATCGGTGGTTATTTTTAAATGATACTGATGCCATTGAAATTTTAATGGCAGTCCATTTATCCCAAACTATTGATGGGCCTCCAATCTGGATGTTTTTGGTTGCTCCTCCTGGTGGAGCGAAAACTGAAATAATTGGATCATTGTCTTTATGCGATCAAACCTACATGACCAGTAGTCTGACTCCCCATGCATTGATCTCGGGAGCGAATTATAAAAACATGCCTGATCCATCGTTGATTCCTCGTCTGGATGGTCGGGTGATGATTGTAAAAGATTTTACTTCAATTTTATCGATGCGCGATGCAGATAAAGATGAAATTTTTGGAATTCTTCGAGATGCCTATGATGGCAGATGTGGAAAGGTTTTTGGGACTGGTATTGAACGAAATTATAAAAGTCGATTTACCATAATGGCAGCGGTTACTCCACGAATTTATGATTTGTCCAGTCAACATCAAAGTTTAGGAGAACGATTTTTAAAATTTTCATCGGGACATAATCTTAATCATGTCAGTGAGCGAGACATTATTCGACGAGCGATTGATAACATTAATCGTGAAACAAGAATGAAATGGGAATTGGCTGATGTAGTGCGGTCGTTTATGAATGAGCGTTTGGAGTGGATAAAAACTCTAAATTTAGAAACCCATCCTTCGATTGATAATGATTTTAAAGAAAGATTAATTTATCTCGGGATGTTCGGCGCACGTTTACGGGGAACCGTTTCTCGTGATACTTATCGCCACGATATTATGATCAGTCGACCCAGTGCTGAAGTGGGATCACGTTTGGGAATCCAATTAGCTAAATTCGTTAAAGCACTAGCGTTGGTACATGGGAAAAAGAAATGTGGGTCTGTTCAATATCGAATTGTAAAGAAAATAGTATTGGATACTGTTCCTCAACGAATTGAAGATATGATACGAACGTTGGTAATCAGTTGTCCAAAACCAGATGATGCTATTACTACTCAAGAATTAGCTCGCATTACTCGTTATCCTCTTGCAACGGTCTCGCGGTTGTTGCAAGATTTACATGTACTGGATGCGGTAACACGGTCTGGTTCTTCGTATCGTCATTTTTGGAGACTATCGCCTTACATTAAAGAGTGTATTAAGAAATCAGGACTGTATGAAAGTAGTGAAGAATTGAAACGTCCTGCACGAATGTTTGTGAAAATAAAAAAGAAAGAGAATTAAATGGGAATAGGTATTGGGACATTAAAATCGAAAGTTGCGTCTTGGGTTATTACCCGAGGTTTGTCAGATGTATTGAAACAAACAGAAATAGATAAGCAAAATCGGAAACGGATCATCAACGCAGTGAAGGATGTTATGAAAGGAAAAAAAATCATAAAAAATGAACCTGTCCTTCTGGGAGGTATTATTACTGTCGTTGTCGCGTTGTCAGGATCGTACGGGTTGGAACTCACGACAGAGGAATTGGGAATTACGATAAGCACCATTATCGCAGTTGTAACTTTTCTTCAACGTAAATTCGTTTCACCAATCCATAAAGGAGAATAAGATGGGATTTTTACAAATCGGAATGAAATTATTACCCTACATTGTTGAGGCCGTGAATTGGGTAGAAAAATTCATCAATAGGAAGGGTCAAGCAAAACAAGATGCAGCCATCCAAATGGTTTTATCGATGCTTGGAATTGCTGAATCTGCTAAGGATAAAGACTTGCTAAATGATTCGGATGTTGAGACAGCGACCAGAAAAGTCATTGATGCGGTGGTTGCTCTGCAAAATGTGATTTCCAAGAAAACCGAATAACAAAATACATCCCAGATGGGGGGGTATGGCATGGATGGCGGTTGCCCTTCCCCCCCCCTTAAGGGTCGTTCTAAGCGATTTTCATCCATAACCCCATATATGACCCCCAAACGGCCTATTTATGGGTCTGTAATACCCGCTTAGGGCGTTTTCGTTGGTCGTATCCGCGTAATCACCCACGTTCAAACGCCTTAGGTCGCTTTACCACCACGATCCGACCCATAATCCTACTGCCGTACCGCATGAAGCCCCCAATGCGTAGGCCATCATGGCAGCAATGCTGTTATCGCGGTTTGCTGACCGAGTGTTCAACCACCAGATCACGGATATCGTTCCCCCTACGACGATGGCAGTGGATCGTCCATCGGCGATTAATCGAGTATTAAAGCTGATCAACGAAACGATTAATGCCCCACGTATCCAGATATCAAACAGACTTGCGATAGAGGTAGTGGTGTCGCCAGACAAGGTAAGCCCAAGCCGCCAGTTTGAGCAAATCATCAGGATTACGTTTTTGCATGAAACGAATGGCTTTATAAATAATCTCTCCAATACCATGTCCATGATCTCCAGTAGTTTTGTGGATAAATTCGTAAACAAGATTGTACCCATCAGGCCCAGTAGAATTATAGCCCTTATCATAAGCAGTAGGCCCCATTAATTCTTCTACCTGGACACAAAAAGATTTAAACGTCACCGCTTCTGGGACGCCCTCGTTTACGTCGTTGTCGATATTCTTCATAAAATAATTGCACCTCGTCATCGGTTAAAGTTTTTCGTAACATGGACGTAGTACGTCGAACAGATCGTTCTGATCGGTCGGGATACATTCGATGCAGCAATTCGTGAATAAGAGTATCTACAACTGGATGGACGGGATTGACTGTAATCTGTGTACCGTCACACATCCCATCGATGTAAGAATCTTTTGAAGACAGAAAAGCTTCAGTTACAGAACCCGATCCCAATTCTGCCCAGATTCGTAACCACAGCCGTTTATTACTTGCGCCAAGGTCCTGTTTCCGCGTCATACCATCTGAATCCTACAGAATTTAAATCTGTTATGCCATTATATTGATCAAACCACACATATCCTCTTCTTTGAGGCCTTCCCCCAATTCGAGCTCCTGTCATATAGGCTTGGGTCTGACATAAACATC